CTAAACCTGTTTGGAAGTCATTACCTGTCGCGCCATTTGCGCCGCCTTTTTGAATACCTTGAGCAGTACCATATTTAAAGTCTAGGTAAAATACTAGACCTGATGGCAAGTTCATAGGTTGTACTGATACAAAATCTTTTGCAGCAATTTCTGCGAAGATTCTACGTACCAATGGAAGAGCAACACCAGCCCACTCCTCACCATTAGCAGCAGTGTTAGTAGCATTCGCTTCCGTTACGAGTTGTTTAGCTTGGTTCTCAAGTAGAACAGCCATCCCTCTTCTTTCGATCTCATTATCGATGCCTTCTAATAAACCAGTTTTTTCCCATTTGTTTTCTAAAGCTATAGAAACTTGGCTTTGGTTATGATCAGCATCATGAGGTAATAATGAATTGATATTCATTTGTTTTCTCCTTTTAGAGTTACTTTAAATTAGCTAATTTCTTCCAACGAGCAGCTAACTGATTTCCTTCAGAAAGAATTTCTTTCTTTGGTGCAGTTGATCTACTAGCTTTAGAAGCATAGCTTTCTTTCACAACACTACGTTTAGTTTTGCTAGACGCGAATGATTCAGCTAATGTACCAAATACTAACTTAACCTCTCTCAATGACTGAGCTCTGTCAAAGTTTTCAATGACTTTCATTTTTTGTGATTCACTCAACGGATAGTTTCTAAACAATTTGTTGGAAAATAATAATTTTGCATTAAGAAGATTGACTTCGTTAATTTTAGAACGCAAAAATTTAATGACTTTGTAAGCTTCTTCAAGATCTTTTTTATCTTCTTCTTCTTTCATGTCTTTATCTTCGCCTTCTTCCATTTTCTCTTCTTCTTCTTTCATGTCATCAGATTCTTCTTCACGTAAAGCACGGATTACTTCTTCGATAGATACTTCCTCTTCTTCGTCCATATCTTCTTTAGTTTCATCTATTTTTTCATCTTCACCTTCTTCCATGTCCTTCTTGTACTCGCCTTCGTCCATTGTGTCCTCATGCTCGCCTTCGTCCATTGGTTCTTCTTCTAGCTCACGTAAAATAGCTTCTAGTTCCATGTCTACATCTTCGCCTTCTTCCATGTCCATTTCATCTTCAGCCATTAAGTCACCTTTTCCTGGATCTTCTGTATCATCGCTAGATACTTGATCCATTTTATTGTCACCGGTACCGATATCTGTGGAATCAGATTGCTCTTCCATGTCAACTTCAGCTCCTGCTGCAGCATCCATGCCATCGCCATTTGTTTCAACAGCATCCATGTCCATTTCTTCATCCATATCTTCTTCTTCAGATAATTTAGCAGATAACATGCTCTGTAGACGTGGAGTAAATGCTTCTTCTAATGCAATTTTTGCGTTTGCTAATGCAGTTTCCCTTACGGCTTTTGCGTCTGCAATAGCTTCTTTCAATAAATCTTTCATTGAATTTTCTCCTCGTATTTAATTTGGAAATAAGATTATTAGGAATCTTAATAAGATTGTTTATGTGTATTGAGTGACTACGTATTGAACAGTAGTATCTTTTATCAATAATATATATTGAACGAGGAAACTAAACAACCGTTTTTAGGTTATTTTTTTTTGAAAAGTTTTTTTAAAATAAATAAATGTATCTTATTTATTAAAACTAAACTAGCGAATACTGATAATCCAATTATTACGCTAGCTCCGAATATCTCTATTAATGATGGTTCTGGTGCCATTACCAGTCACGATTTAAGTCTTGTATATATTGAATATATTTGGCTTTTTGAATTTCTGCTCGTCTCGTAACAGATGGCTTTGTATATTCACGATTTTCTTTAATCGAATCAATCTTTCCAGATTCTTTCAAAGCTCTTTTCCATTTACCGATTGCTCTGGTGATATCACCGTTAGGAAATCTTTTTGATTTTTGTACCTTGGCTGCTAATGCATTTCCGGGTACAATAGATTTGATAGATTTATCTTCTCTTGACATATAACTTATTTTTGTTTATTTCTTTTAATATAACAATTTATTTTCAATAAACCAAATTTATTTTAATCTTTTTGATTTATCTTTTGTCATATGATCGTCAAATGCGGGACCTTTATCCGTTACACCTGCTGTATAAGAATCTTCATTCATTGACATATCTGATCCTGGGAAGTCAACTGAATCGCCAGCTCTTCCATCATCAACACCAACTGTATAAGAATCTTCAGAAATAGATGATCCTACTTTGTAATATCTATTTAATACAGTACCCATATCATCATATGCAGATTCTAACCTTTGTTGAAGACCTGTCATTTCTTTTGCTGTCTTTTCAAATACTTTATAAGCCTCATTCATTTGTTTCATATGACGAGATACAGTTACATTATCAAACCAATGTTCTGATTCTTGTAATGTTAATGCTTCTGCTTGTTGCACAATATTTCCTAATGTTTCAGTAACCTCTTGTAGTGTAGTATTTCTATATACCATTTCACTTAACTTATGATAATTACCAACTGCCTCTAAAAATGCTTTTTTATCTTCTTTACGCATTTTTGGTGATTCATCTTCTCCTAAATACTTTTCATTTAGGATATGATTCATTAATTGTTTTTCCCACTTTTTCATATTATGCATTTCCTTTTTGTGCACGATTCAATGCTTTTAATAATCCGTCCAGATTTTTTTCTGATGATTGAATATATCTTGATGCTTGATTTCTTAATTGAGATATACGCATATCACCTGTTTCGTCTTCGTAACGATCAATACCACCTGCTACAAATTGTTCCAGATCACGAACTTCTTCTGCTACTCTCTCAACTTCTTCTACATATGATTGTAGCTCAGTTTGTAAATCAGGAGCATCTTCAATACCAAATTCTGATTGAGGTGCTTCGTTAATAGTCTCATTCATTTTAGAACCGTCTGGCTTTTTACCAGTTTCAATAGCATAAGTAATAATTTCAGCAGTTTCAAATGCTGGATTTGGAGTTCTTCCTCCATTATATTCCTTATCCCATTTTTTAACTGAATTTGGATCATTGACATCTATATCACCAGCTTCATAAGCTTCAATCGCGGCCATTGCAAATTGCGAGTCCCATGTCTTTGGTTTACGAGCTTCATTTAAAAATCTAGCACTCTTAAAGTCTTTTATCCATTTATTATGATCAAATTTGCTCATTGGTTATCCTTAAAATTCTATTTCTGGTGGAATGTTTCCTAATTGATCTGGAATAGTACCAGTGCCTTTAGTCCCTGCTGTATTAAATGGTCCATATAAACTAGCATGAGATGATTCTTCCAAGCTATTAAATTTACCTGCACCGCTTTCTGGATTACCTAATTGCGCATTGGCCATTGGAGTTGTATTTGCTCCTTGTAATAGCCCAGTACCTTTTTGTCCGATTTGGTTGATCGGTCCATATTGTGAATTTAGATCTGCTAATGCCATATTTAAAACTCCGTGATTATATTGGTTATAATATTATTAATATTTGAATATTTATCCGCCACTACTTTTTGTACTGATTCATTTACTGGAGATAAAAATGCTCCATGAGTAGATGGATTGGATACAAAATCAAATGCTATCAATTCAAAATCAGGTTGCACTTCAACTGTATTACCGCCTTCTCTCATCACTTCTTTTACAGATCCCATACCTCTAGATGATATACCTAATTTGATTCCTGATTTGAAAAGTTCTTTAAGAATGTTACCAGCCGGTGTAGATAATACTTCAACAGTACCTACAAGATCATCGCCTTGCCAATTCATGCCTAATACATTATGAGATACGTTATTAAGATTAACTACAGATGAATCTGGATGATCTAATTCTCCTAACGCTCTTCTTTCTTGTACAAATGTATCTTCATATTTTTTAGCTTCTCTCATTAACGTCTCTTTTGGATAGACACGTCCATTTTGATTTTTAGCTTCTGCTCTTTGCAATACACCAGAAACAACTAAACGTCCACCATTTTTAGATAATGATTCGTTTATTTGTTGAGGTGATATTTCAAATAATGTATAATCTACTAATAATTGCTTACCCATTTTTTAGTCCTTTAATAAATAAACCTGAATTGACGAATGCATTCTGTTGGTCGAAACGTTTTCTTTCGTCTGCATATTTTCTTTTTTGTTCAGCCAAAGTTAAATTTTTATTTTCTTTAGCATTAATAAATTGTTTCCAGGTTCTATTTGGTATCATTGCGAAAGTTCCTTTAATCTATTTGATATACGTGTCATACGTTCATTAATTTTTGCAAATCGTCTGCCGGTTGATTTCCAAAAATGATTTGACTGTACACCCATTTCTGTTTTTAACCGTAAATTATTCTGAACTATCTTTTCCATTTCTGCTAACATTTTGTTAACTTCATTAATACCTCTATTTACTTTTTGTTGTGGAGTAGATGTAGGATCTTTTTTATAATCTCTATATGATACTTCATTAACAACACCATACATTTCAGCCATCATCTTTTTATAAGTTGATTTGCTTTCCATTGGTTTAAATATTTTATTTGTCTTTTTAACTTTTTTCATTCCAGCTGGTTCAACGACATCATCATCAGCTTTACCAAATGCATATGGAGTCATATATTCACCGCCAGCGGAAGCAGTAGAATTCATTTCATCTAATTCTTTTTCTTCTTTAACTTTTTTAAGCGCATCTTCTTTTGACATACCGGATGCCATCA